TCATGCGAAACTGTGATGGTTTTTTCTTTCATTGCTTTTCTTCCTCCGGCGGCTCCAGCAGCGGCACCCACAAGTGTCATTGCTTCCGCCCTCATTCATGGTACATACGCTTGTTGCGGTCCCACTTCATCGTGACCGGGTTGCCGCACTTGCAGGGCACCGTGATTTCGGGGTCTTCCAGATTGGTGCGGCCGTGGGCTTCAAAGTCACAGCAGGGGCAGGTGAACTCATACCGTGTCAGGTTGTCCAGCTGAACTTCCCCGCCGCAGCGGCAGGTCACGCTGGCGCTGGGTTCCCGCAGGAAGCGGCCAAATACGTCGCCGCATTTCGGGCAACGCAGGCGCAGGACACCGTAGGCCGTGCCCTTGTGGATTTCTTTCCGCTGGACACGCTTAGGCTCTGCCCCCGCAGGGGGGCTTGCCTTTGCCTTTTCCGGGATGCCGCCGCTCAGCGCGCAGGCGGCAGCATTGGCGCTGACTTCCTGCAATGCCCGGCTCAGGTCAGACTTGATGCTGTGGATTTCTGCCGCATCCGGGGCGGCCTTGAGTTCCTCGTGGCGCAGGCAAAAAGTAATCAGGCTCAGCTTCACAGCGCTCTGCTCCAGACGCTCCAGTGCAGAAACAGGGATAGCCCCCATAGTTTTCTCATTCATCGTTTTCAGTCCTTTCTTCGTCTTTCCTGCAAGCCTGAACGGCATTGCAAGGTTCATCACAGGCTTTGCAGCACTTATCACAGTTCGGGTGTGCCGCCTTGCAGTAGTCGCACTCCGACCGCTTCTTTTCATCAGGGCCGTACTCCCGGAAAATCTTGTGGGTGCCGTCCCTCAATGCCTGCTCATCGTCGCTGATCTCATACCCCAGCGCCGTCAGCATTTCATAGGTGGCATCCAGTGTCGGATTTTCCCGATAAGAGTACACATATTTCTGGCGCTCAACATTCCAGTCCTTACTCCAGTAACCGCAATAGCTGCTGTCCATCGAAGAATAGGCAAGCGCCAGCAGCACCTTTTCCGGCATCGTGCCGTAGACCCCATCTTCATCCAGAATTTTGTACCAGTCCTTGCCGGAACTGTCCACAAATTCCTGAGACAGCTCCACACCGAGGATGTTTCCAATCAGCGTCAGGTCTAAATCAAAATTATCGTCTGCGGCACAGGACATGTAGCGAGCAATGGCCGAGAAGCCCTTTTTGCAGTCGGTAGGAGCCAGTTCCACCACGAATTCACGGCGGAGGTTGAACATAAGTTCCGTTATGTTGTGGAAACTTTCCCCAATCATGCGTTCTTCCTCGCGGGCGGCATCCCGCTTTGCCTTTTCGGCATCCTCTGCGGCCACATCACGGGTCTTGTACAAATCAATCTGCCCACTACTCACCTTGTAGAAATACTGGACATGATCTGCATCTTCCGGCACAACAACATCTTTGGTGATGTTCCACTTGCTGTACCCGGTAACGTGTTCGTGGGTCTGATAAGTAGCATTCGGGTCTTCGATTGCAAATTTCTTGAGGTCTGCAATCCATTCAGCCTTGCGGTGTTCCCACTTCTGATTTTCCAGAACTTCCTGCATCACCCGGCGGAAGTTCTGAGTGCCAAGAGCTTCCAGCGCCTTATTTTTGTCCTCAACGCTCTCAATCTTATCCAGCTCTGCGTAGTCCGAAAGAGTGGCGCCGCGAAGTTCTGCCCGGCGGAACGCATCCCGGTCAAGAGAAAGGAGCTTCACCCTGCGGCGGATGGTGGACTGGGAGAAGCCAGACTTGGATGCCACCTGCTCTACCGTGTCGCCCAGATCCAGCATCAGCTGGAAGCCCTGCGCCTGCTCATAGGTAGTCAAGTCACTACGCTGCATGTTCTCAATCATCATGGTTTGCAGCTGTTCCCTTTCGTCCATTTCCACGACTACGCAGGGCACTTCAAACAATCCTGCCTGTTGTGCGGCCGCGGCCCGGCGATGCCCGATGATGATGGTGTAGTCATCGCTGGACCACACAGCCTTGGGTGTCCATGCTGCCGCTGCTGCTGCGGCATCCCCGCCCTCGTCAACGCACTTCGCAATGTACTCCCGGCTGTTGAGGTAGTGGCCGGGGATAACGGTCAGGTTCTGGAAGATGCCGTTCTCTTTGATGCTGGCGGCAAGTTCCGTCAAATCCCCCAGTTCCTTGCGGGGGTTATCAGGGTGCGGATGCAGTCTCCTGCACGCAATGTTCGTGATCTCTGCCATGATTTATTTTCCTCCATGGTTTCAGAAAAACGTGAGCTGCCCGGTTTTGGTTTCATTAAGAGGCTCATTTTCCGGGGCTTTCGGCTCATTTTTGATAGATTTTTGCAAATTTACGGGCTTAGTATCTGCTTTTTCGATTTTTGCAGGTTCGCCTTTGGGTTCCAGCAAAAGGTTCATTTGGGCTATCTGTCGCCGCATATACCAGATGTCGGTGGAGAAGAACGGCATATACCAAATGCGATTCTGCGGCCCGGCGGGCAGCAGCCCACGCTTATCATAAGCGGTTGCCGGATTCACAAGGGTGTCACCGATGACTACATATCCAGCGCAGCCCATGAAGCTGCACTGGATGTAGCACATCAGCCCAACGATGAAGTCAATGTCTTGGGCTACGACAAGGACTTTGTTGTGGTAGCAGATATTCCGTCTTTTGCAGACGTTCAAAAAGGCAAGCAGCGTTGCGCCAGCTCCACAGGCCGGGTCAGATACCGAGATAAACCCCTCCATGTCCGGGTGCAGCTTCGGGTCAAACGTGATCTCGGCCATACAGCGGCACACGTCGTAGGGCGTGAAGAACTGTCCGGCGTGGTCATTGCCCAACTCACACATCATGTACAGAGAGCCAAGGAAATCTTGGTCGGGGTTCTGCTCCATGCCCATGACCACCTCGGCCAGCATTTCAGCCATGCCGTCCCGCTCTTTGGCAGAATACTTGGAAACGATGGTCTGGTACATCTTGGTGCGTTCGGCCGCGTTCACCTTGTCCGTGCTGTTTGAGATCTCAATAGCTGTCAGGGTGACGAAGTCCTCCCAAATCTCCCAGCGGCTATGTTTTCCGGTCAGGCCATTGAAGATTTTGAGGAAGTTTTTCTGGTGGTCGTCCCGGATGCTGCGCGTCACTGCTGCCTTTGCCATGGATTATTCCTCCTCGCTGTCTGCCTTGGCGAGGTAGTAACGGCCATCGTAGAAGTCAATCACGCCGGCCGTTTCCAGTTCATCCAGCAGGGCGATGGCCTTTTCTGCGGTCACACCCATCTGCTGTTCCAGCAGGGCCTGCGTGATGCCGTCGTTCTGCCGGGCAATCTCGGTGGCCTGCGTCAGTTCGTCCGAGGTGGGCTCGTCCTCCTCGTCATCCTCGATTTCTTCCAGCGGTTCGGCCTCCCCGGGGAGATTCGGGGAATCAGGCTCATTTCCCCGGGGCGCATCCTGCTGCCCACCGGATTCCGGGATGTCAGGCATCTTGTAGCCGAGGGCTGCCAGCTTGCCGCCCTCAACCAAATCCCGGAAGAAAAACTGGAGCCAGAGGTAGTGCATATTCTTGAAGATGTTCTTGATTTTGTTGAACAGGGTGTCGGAGATCGTGAATGTCTTGCTCATGCGGTAGGTCAGGTTTCCGTCCTTGACGGTGAACAAGATGGATGCGCCCGGCGAGATGTAGTTGTCCTCGGTCGCTTCTTCCAGCATCGGCATCTGCTCACCAACGCCGCCCAGCGGACGGATAACCAGCTTGATGGGATATGCGTTCTTGATGAACACATAGCTCAGGTTGTTGGCCTCGCAGATGCCCTTGAGTTTTTCACGGTAGACTGCGAAACGTGCGGATTCAGACAGAGAATTATCCATGACGAAGCTCCTTTCAAGTAGCTTTTAAGTAGTCGAAAATTTATAGTCGTTCTCCCGGTTCTCGATGGCGGTCAGACCCAGTGCGTAGGCTGCCCACACATCAGCCTTGAAGCCATAGAAGAAATCCGGGGCTTTCTTTGTGCCCTTGCCGTTTTTCAGGTCGTGGGCTGCAAATCGGTCAATCAATGCCCGCCGGATGGCGGTGTCGTTGGCTCGGCTGTCGTGGCAAATGTGCTTTTTCTCCTCGATGCGGCACATCATCCGCACCGAGCACCGGGACGAAAGCACCTGATAGAACCGGCCGATCCAGACCGTGGTGTCGAAAACGTCCCGACCAACGGACATCCCGTAGGAGGCCACCATTTCGATGACCGCCCACCGCCATCCCTGCTTGGCAGCCGATTCCAGCTTTTTCAGCAGTTCTTCGTTGTCGATTTTTCCGAACTCCAGCGGTCGGAGCGTTTTCTGGTCAATCACGCAGTAGCCAGACTGCACATTGCCGGGGTCAATAGCGATGATGGGCATCACAGGTACGACCTCCCAAACTCCTGAATAAACCGGGCTTCCGGCCAGCCGTAGTGTTCCATAGCCTTTTTCTGCGCCCAGCACTTCAGCCGGAGATCAGCATCACGGTTGTTGTGGATGGCAGTCGGGCCGTTCTGATGGCACCACGGGCAAAGCGTCACCCACAGGCCCAAACGCTTGCTCTTTGCCCGGTAGGCACTCCCGAAGTACACCTCATGACGCGCAGTACCATACCGCCCACAGATCAGGCAGACCGGCTTATCATGCAGGATGCTAGGCGCATAACCGTTGGAATCCAGCTTTTCGCCGTACTCATTCAGCGGCATCCGTCTCACCTCCCGTCACAATCCAGACCTTGTGAGAACCCCATCCAGACCACGAAATCGCTTCCGCATGGGTGCCAACGGCCACATCTAAAGCATTTTCCTTGATGAGCGAGCCG